ATCGCGTGATGCCCGTTCTTCTTCCGTGAAGCCAGCTAATAGTTCTCTCTTACCTCGCGGGTCTAGCTGTGCATTAGAACTGGTCGTGAGAATGAACTCATTGACCATTGGTTCTGGGTCATCTGGATCTTGCTCCTTGGCACGCTCTGTTAGAGCACGCAAGGCTTCGTTGTTAGCTCGTGGCCAGCTTGACCAATAGAGTTGCCCTTGACGGTCAGCAAGACGTGACTGCCATTCCTGATAGTGCTTAGGGTATTTGATTGCCTCGTCAATCCATATAACATCGCATGGATCGCCTTGTTTTGGTTCTGCTTTAGAAGAGTAGGCGTAGATTTCAGCCAGTGTTTCTTTAGTGACTGGATCCCAGATAGTCACCTTCTTGAATTCGTTGTTGCCTTTATTCTCCCAGTCCCACGATCCTGGCTTGACGAATCGATTCGGAATAAGGGGGTAGCTTGGTAGCGTCTCAGCACTACGCGCCGCATCATCAGGGTCCGCTTGATTGAACGCTCGGAGTTGACCCGTTTCGCGATCACGGATCAGCTTAAACAATCCTGGCTTAAACAAGATACGATAAATCGTTTCACCGATATGTCGCTGGTCATAGCCAATAATCCATATCGTAAGTGGCCTACCAACTTGGTGAGGTCGACGCGCCCGAACCCTACGTCCATCACTCAATGTCACATAGCCATCTGTTGCAATAGCAGCAGTCTTGACACCGAGTGAAGTACTCTTACCTGAACGCACACCACCACGCACCAACATCTCACGAGCAAGTGACTCGAAGATAGGATCTTGATGGGGCTGTGCTCGATAGAGGTCCAGTGAGGTGGTACGGCGCCTTGCCATCTCCACCAATGCAGCGGCTTCTCTATTCGTCAGATTCAGATTCGTCATCGGGATCGTGTTCCCAGCTTGTAGGTTCTTCAGGAAGAGGAGGGAGGCTAGGCGGGAGCGGTCCTGAAAGCGGCTCCACGTCGATAGGAATAGATTGCATTGCCACACTGCTCATGACTTGCATACGGAAGTCTGGATCTTCACGCATCATCTGTGCGGCGAGTTGTGCGAGTGTTGCCTTGAGGTCATCATCTGTAAGACCACTGGCATCTACGTTCTTGCGGTCATCGAGCTTTTCTTGTATGGCAAATGCCAGTTGCCAGTATTTGACAATGACGGAATCTTTACGCTCGAATAGTGCTGCCTCTTTTTGCGTGAGGTTTTCACCGCGAACCTTATCAAAGTCTGACTTGAATTTCTCAGCGAGACCTACAGGCCCGCCAACCAACTCAGTGAACTTAGCGAAGACTTGATCTAAGACCTGTTGATCAGAGCCAGCCTTCTTGATTCGTGTAATCAACTCACGCGAAAACTGGGCTGCTTGTCTTTGATCACTCATTTCCAACTCTCTTCGGATTCGTTCCCTTCGCATCTCACTACAGGTAGGACAGTAACCAAGTCGTAGAGCACTATTGGGATAGATTTGACGACATTGATTGCAGTGAGATGTTGTGTCTGTAACTCTTAGGATCAGCGCCATATCGCCCCCATAATGAAGCGGGGCCGACAAGTATCCTCATCAGCCCCTACCCCAGCGGCTTACAGCCACCCCCCAGACTTGAAGACGGGGTTATTTGTTTGCCTTCAGTGGCGAGACCATGCTCTTGTAGGCATCGCACTGTTGAGGCTCTTTTTGAAATGCTGCCGTTTCAGGGACAACATTTTGAACGATGGGCTCAGAACCAATTGGCTTCGCGTTAGCAACATACTTTGGCGCAACCATCTCTGGGCCTTTAGGCGTAACGCCTTTTAACTTATCCACAGGATCACCTTCTTTCGTTGTAAGAGAAACTAGCGAGCAGCATCCCTGCCACCCGCTAGCCACATCCATGTTTCAATTGACGATTAGTAGCCTGGGAACTTCCAGAGTACATCGATCGTGATGTCAGCCGCACCAGCAGCAGTGATTGCTCGACCGCAAGCACTGAGAGAGCCAGCAGCGTCGTTGGTAACGGTCACAACTTCACCCGTAGATGTCGGGATAAGAATTGCGTTGGCGGAAAGAGAGGCACCAGATCGTGCCTTACCTGGACCTTCAACGATCATCCAGAAGTTGGCACCGTTTGCAACTGAAGTGACGTATGGATCAACCGCACCAACACCAGTACCAGCAGAGCCAGTGACTCCACCGATATGAGTCCCAGCCGAACCACTCTTCCAAGTCAAGCACTCGCCAGGGTTGATTGCTCCACCCGAATCATTCTTCACCCAGACAGCCTTGATTCGGCGTCCAGAGTTGAGCTTGCGAGTTGCGACGTTTGCAGAGTAATTGCAATCGTCAAACTCAACTTGCATACCCAAAAGGGTATCTAGTTCACCAGCTACGGCAGTTTCACCGAGCTTGTAAAAATTCGTCCTTACTGCACCCACTTTTATAATCTCCTAAATGGTATTGTTTCTTGTGACGACGAAGCCTACCGATTAGGCGTAAGCGCCGTACTTGGCGATGTGCTTAGGATTGAAGCGGAGGTTTCCAAAGAACCCGATCGCGACTTCGTGAGCCAAAGCAGTGGTGTTGAACTCAGGTCCAACCAAATAGAAGAGTTGATCATGCAAGCTGAACAAGCTCATTTCTTCGAGGTTCACAGCGTAGCCGGTACCAGCGGGGCAATCGAACTCAGCCTTGATCATCGAACCGTTGTAGTTGATGACGTTCTCAGCCGAGAATCCCAACTTGCCTGCGTAGTCGCTCACTTGCAATCGCTCACGAGTTACCAAGCGGTCTTGGAACTCATCGAATAATTCTTGAGCCAGCATGTGCAAGCTAGGCAACTTGGTTTCGCCACTGGTGTGACGGATCCAGCTTCGTGCTCGACGGACAACGTGTTCGCAGTTGTCTGCCCAAGTGCTTCCACCAGTACCCCAAGAGGTCGAAGTGTAGTTCAACATCTTTGGAGTGATGAAGTCGTAGTCCGAGCTACCCGAACCAAGAGGCCAGTCAGTGGTGAGCAAGCTGGATGGACGAGCGGTCGAACTCAAGTTGCTTGACCACGATCCACCGTAAGAACCTGGACGAACCAGTTTTCCACCGTAAGCAGCGGAACTCGATGGCAAAGCGATTCGGTCGCCAGCAACAACGGAACCGTCTGGAACCATTGGAGTATCGATACCGACGATCTGATCATCGTTACCAGTGTTGCGAACGAACAACTCAGCCGACAATCGGTTTCCAACAGAAGCGAGAACCGAGTCCATCGCGTCTGCGTAGAGGTCAACGATTGCCAACGGACCCTTGTTCATCATCTGAACTTTGAGGTCCAACGCTTGCGAACCAATCAAGCCAGCGACTGGAACAGTCAATTGCTCGAAGGCTTGGTGTTGTTCATAAACCACACCGCTACCGCTGGAATGGGTACGAGCAACTGGTTGACGTGCGCGGACGTTCCAGGTGCAAGAGGTACCGCTTTGGTTGTAAAGAATTCGGCCTTCGCTTTGCAGCAAGGCTAGCCAGAAACGATTGCGAATCGTCTGGTCCGATGCACCTTTGAGATACTTTGGTGCTGTGTTTCTGATAGCTAAAATTGCTTCAGACATTGATCACTCCTTTGTTCCGTTAGTTGCCTTTGTAGTGCGCGCCGAGTACTTCAGCGTTATCTGGATCGCGCTCTAACATTTCCCTGAATGACAGCTTCCTTCCTGCTGTCGGCTCGATAGGCTGTGCAAGAGACATGGCCACTTGAGTCGTCTTCACACTCTCTGGCTTCTTGCGTGCCTGCTCGACAAACTGTGTCTTCTTGACTTCAGCTTGCTGTTTCTTCTCTGCTGCAATTTGTTCTGATGTCTTTGGGGTTTCCTTGGGTGGGAGTAGCTTGTATGCCAACTTCCAAACTCGCAGGTCTGGCTGGTCGACACCTAGCTCATTACACACCTCGCGGACCTTGGCGCTGTAAAGCAAACCTCGCTCCGTTGGAACCTCTTTCTGATCAAGGCCAATCATGACCTTGCCATTTGCGTCCGTCCTGAAGAACTCACTCTTGTGATCTTCGTAGAACTTCTGGAACTCGTTCTCTTGAGCCAGTTGTTGACGTTGTGCGAGTGCCTGCTCTTGTCGCTCTGTCAGAGTCTGGGCTAGCTTCTTGTTGTACTCTTGAAGGCGAGTCTCAATTCGCTGCTCGATCTCGTCGAGAACACCTGCCTCTTTCAGCGCTGAGGATAAGTCGTTAACCATTAACTGGCTTCGACGTTGCTGCTCTGCTACGGTATCATTGAGTTGCTTGGCAGCAGTAACACCATCGGTACCGTACTTAGGGTCTGGCAGGAACTTTGATGTCTTGTCGTCGTACTCGCAGTACTTGACTAACTCTTGGTTCACTTCCACCTTCTGCCATCGTGATAGCTTTTGAGCATCACTCTCAGGCTTCACTGGCGCAGGCTGTGCTGGCTGTGGTGGAGTGTATTGCTGTTGAGCCTGTCGCATTTGCTCGATCTGCTGCTGCATCTCTTGCATCTGCCGACGTTGCTCGTCTCGCTCTGCAATCACATTGGCAAGCTGACTACCAAGCTCGTCATCGGAGTATTGGTCAACAGCAATATTTGCCTTAGCAAGTGCTTCCTTTAGCGGGGAACTTACTGGCGTTGCTGGAGTCTCAACTACTGGAGCATCGGCTTCAGGAGCAACGTCCTGAGCTGGAGTCTCTGTAGCGACTTCTACTACTACCTCTGTCTCTTTGGTTTCAGGTGCTGGCGTAGCAGGCGTCTCATCCTTGACACCATACTTGGTTGCCATGCGCTCCTGAAGAATACGAGTAAGTTCTGAGTCTGACATTGTTCTTCCTTGGGACGGGGCGAGTGGGGGTCTCTCGCGTATGGTTCAGGCCAAGGACGGAAAATGCGTCGACTAAAAGTGCAATCCAAAGTAAAGCGGAATAATAGGTAGGAGAACTGTGTGAAACAGTGGAGAGAAAATGATCGACCCCAAAACAGAACAGCTCATATCCCTAAGAGAGTTAGGGAAGGAGATAGAGAGAAGTTACAACAACGTCCTAGAGCTAGTGCTGCATGGACGTGACAGTATTGGTGGCATCAACGTAAAGCTGGAAGCCATCAAGACACCGAGTGGATACAAGACATCTATGGACGCTTACTATCGTTTCGTGAGGAAGCTGAATGAGTGCTGAAGAACCAACCAATGAAGACTACATCATCCAAGGACTTGAGGCTGTCAATGAGGGTATTGCTCAACTGCACGATCAGGTGGCTGCACTGAAGCAAGAAGCGAAGCCCATTGATATTCCACCTCATGTCACAGTCGCGATGCTATGCCTCAAGATCCTCAACGCTAGCCGAAAATCCATCGTTCGGAGTGTCACTGAGAGGAAGGCGACGGTCGACCCCAGCGAGAATGAAATAATCTCGGAGTCGTTCAATCGATACCCCAGAGAGCTCAAGGAACCTGAGTCCATCCTTCTCGATACTTGTTGCCAAGTACTGGCGAGCTATGTTGTCGAGCCGCTTCGCCCCGAACCTCCCGATACTATCGATGAATTCGGGCCAGAACTTTCGGAGTAATATCATCTGACCAGTGTTTACGGGCTTGTACTTATTGAAGTGCTTTTTCTTATTGCGGTTCTTCTTGAGTCGCAAGCCACCACTAATAAACAAAGATGGCTTCACTCCCTTCCGCTGGGCCAGAATGGTGTTAATGATCTTGGTTGTATGAGTTATTCCAAAGCCAAACTCGTACTGGATAATGAATGCGGCTGCGTACCTTGCGGCTCGATTCCAATTCACGACCAGTCGACGCTTACCGTCAATCATCACACCTCGATAGAGAACAAACCTATCTGGCTCCGTATAACACAAGCCTTCACGCTTCATACGAGCAATGCACTCCTTGTTGCGTGCAGACTTGATCTTAGATTCCATCTCCGCAAACATCACAACCAGACTGAGGTACCAGTCTGAGTTGATATCATCTGTGCGAATACCCTCCTCGATGAGCTTGAGGACTATCCCGCGCTTGCGAAACATACCGATCGTTTCTGCCATGTCCTTGAGCGAACGGAAGATACGTTCACCGCGATACACCACCACACAATCCCCAGGCTTAGCCTCCTCAAGGATCCTCTTGCCTCCAGGCCGTAAAGCAAATGGAACCTTAAAGCTAGACACTGCCTCGTCTGCAATAATGCCAAGGTGTTCCGCCTCTGGGAGTCGTGATATCTCACCCTCCACGCGATCACGTTGGTGCTGGAGCCCTAAGCCAGACTCAACCTGTCCATCGCTCGAAACACGAACGTAACCCCACACACGACGAATACCAGTGACAGCCTTCTCCTTAGCCTGACGACCATGCGGGGTGAATATCTTGGACGGTACCTCATCGGCAACATACTTCGTGAGATCACTCACCTTTCCTGGCTTCTTGTTGGGAGTGTGGATGTTACCAGCCCCACCCTGCCGAACCCGTTTAATCGCCGCTGCCTCCTTGACTCGGAAGGAAAGCATTCGAGAAAAGTGCTCCGCAAGTACTGCAATCAGTGCAGCCTTCAACTGTCCACTAGGTGTAGATAAATCAATGTCATCAGAGATAAAATGAACATGTATGCCTTGTCGACGGAAATGATCTATCATTGTGCCGAAGTCACCGACGTTTCGGAACATACGATCGACCGACCAAACCAAGATATGATCCCCAGGCCTAGCCGCTTCTACCAGCTTAGAGCCTGCCGGACGTGAAGCCAGTTTGTTCTTATCCCAGGCGCTGACACCTGCGTCAATAAAGAATCCAGGGGGTGCGGATTCTGGGTATTTTTCTGTTGACCACTGTACATCCTTGAGGATAGAATGCTTATACTGTACACATCTATCTGCCTGAGTCTCTGGGCTGAGTGACGTTTTAACACTACTAGACTCAGAGATGCGGCAATAAGCTAGCACACAAGGAGGACGTTTTGTGGCCAGAGGTAAAGTAGATCCCGTTGCAGAGTTTTTAGCTGGGCGCCGAGTCATGCGTCTAACATCCCACGAAGAGAAGGAATATGCCAAGAAAGCAAAGGAGGGTGATGATCGGGCGATCGAGATTCTCTTGTGCTCTCAAGCGCATTGGGTCTGGACCGTTTGCTACAACCATCCTAAGCCTCCCCAAGTAAGTGTTGATGAATTGTTCAATGAGTGCATCGCTTGGGTGTACATCGCGTTTAAGAACTACGATCCCGACAAGGGGCGACTCTCATCCTTCCTCTCACGAGTGATTCCTCGCAAGTGCTCTGACTACATCGTTAAGACGTGCAGCACTTTTGGCAAGGAGCTCCCTGACGCAATGAAGGCTCAAGGGGCAACTTCGTTTATCACCGAGGAAGATCAAATCAAGTCCATGCTAGCCGAACAAAAGGAGAGCAACATCTACGAGGATGAATACCACTCCGAGGTTGACGAGCTAGCTGAGGTAGTGATTACAATACTAGCAGACATGGAGCCAAGGTCAAGGTGGATCATTTCCAGACGCATGGAAGGACTCACGGCAGTAGAGATTGCCGCCGAAGAAACAGAGTACAACTTACGATCGGGACGCGACGGACGAGCCGTTGACCCTGCCAGTGTAATGCAGGCACTTCATGCTATTAGACGTGAAGTGTTTCGAGAACTCATGCGACGAGACATCCCGATCGATTGTTGTGTTCCAGGTTCGAGGATTGGGAACCTATTTGACGAGACTAGCAACGACGCCCAGGCTCGCCTTTTCGTGTAGGCCGTTTCGCAAAGTAATCACTAAGACGGTTGCGGGTGCTCACGTTCGCGCGGGCACTCAACCGCCATAGCTGCGCCCCCTCATTGTTCATATCAATCCCAAAGAGGTGGAAGCTACAGCGATTGGCAAACGCTACGGCACCTGCTTCACATGCTGGCACCGATAGCGTCACGACCTTTACGTTATCCAAGCGAAGTAGCTCATTGATCAGACCACGAGCATAGCCCTTCATGCGATGGCTCTCTAGCACTGCAATGCGACGAATGTAAATCTCATGTACATCTCGCTCTGCAATCACTACGCCAACCACCTTGGGGCCATTGCGCACAACCTTCACAATGAGACCTTGAGCTACAGCCTCAGACACTTCATGGCTCACCACAATCTTCGGGTAAGATTGCTGGAGAACCTTGCTTGCCTGCTTTATATCGTCGTGGCTGCTGATACCGCTCATTTTTCTTCCTCCCCATCACCGTGATAATCTTCCAGTAACCAGCTTCTAAGGGGGTGATAACTGCAACGATCCCACTGCAACGGGCGTAAATCACTGGCTTCCCGTCTTCATCGATTCGCCAATGCCTAACCCAGAAGCCTCGACTAAGCTCCGACTTGATTCGCTTCTCCACCTCCACCCTGTCCGGTATCTTGTCAATCCTTAACCAATACCGTTGCAGGGCGTGGTCTGTCACTTCGACCGTATCAGATTCGTGGATCTTAAAACGGAATGTCCCCGAACCCATCGTCACTTGGGAAGTCATCGCCACTGGACGCTTTTGGTTTGGCGCTGGTAGCTGCTGGCTTCTTGTTCTGCGGACGTGCTTGCGGTTTTTCATCGTTGTCACTCTTGTCGCGAGGTTTACCTTCGAGGGTTAGCTTGAGGCCAATGAGCGCAATGGCGAACTTCTTCTCGCCACCTTTCTCCCAGCTTTGCTCCTCAAGTTCACCAGTAACGCACACCGTACTTCCCTTGCTCACATACTGTTCAATCACATCCACTGTGTTGCCCCAGAACGTGACCGACATATTCGACCACTTCGTTTCACCCTTCACCTTGCGGTTCCAGCCGATGCGAAATCGAGCGACTCGCTTATCGCCAACCGTAGAGATATTCGGATCCTCGCTAACGATACCGAGAATCGTTGCAGTAGCACTAGACATTCAAAACACTCCATCTTTCCAAAGCATCACTAACACGCATGAAAGCTACACACTTTCTGCGCAACAATCTAAGCAAACGCTCAACCTCTTTTGGAGGTAAGTCTTGGTTACGCAAGAAGTCTGAGACCTCTTGGTAGGTGAAAGCAAAGTCTCGCTTAGGTGGAATCTCTTCACTAAGAGCATCCAGCACTTCGCACACCTCATCACGTTGGTTCATAGGTTCACCCCTGTGTTCTCAAAAAACATGTTCATCCAGAACTGCGGGGGGCGCTGCGGTTCAGGTACGGCTCCAGTGAAAACCTTCTGGAGAAACTCAATATCGAAATAGCCAGGGTCCATCATCTGTTTCACCCAAAGTAAATGGGAGGCATCCACTGTGGGGTATACGGTTCCATTGATCTTCTTGGTTGGTATCTTGGTGGAGTTGGCAACATGGCAGTCATGCACTAGCGGGCACAATAGCACTACAGCCCTGCGATCGTTCACGCGAAGCATGGTACCTGAGCCACTACCGAGGTGAGCCACTTGAAGCCACCAATCGCCGTACCACTTGTTTGGTCGTTGCGACTTGGTCAATCCTGAGATCCAGCAGAACCTCCGTCCTGTGATATCTCTGATGGCTCCAGCATCACCCTTTTCGCCCAGACGTTTTTCAGGTAAGCCTGGAATTGCTGAGTGTTCCATCCTTCCACCTCTGCCTTCCGTAGCGCTGCAACACGTAACCGACGATCTAGCTTGGCTGCGTAAACATGATGCGACCAAGAGAGATTGTTATTCCTTGCCTCTGGCGGGTACTTGGCTGCGATCGATATACACCGTTGCATTAGGTCCGCACTAAAGTTTGGGTCTACTGCTTGGTATGCGTCGTCACCAAATATCGCTTCACCTGCCATGAGTGCATCACCAATCCACCAATAGATGTGGCGCTGCATCCATGCGAGACGAGAAAGTGTCTCCTCTAATTGTTCCAGCGTTGGCATGGAAGACATTTGCAAACGGCCATCTGTACAGACAAAAGGACCAGAACGGAAGGAAAAGTTATTCATCGTCTAGCTCAACCTTTCTGGTGTGAATATCTTCAGCAACAACTGGCTGAGATTTAGGCTTAGGTTCAGGTTTCGGGCGATCAACAAATTCAACCCAACGCCAGTCGTTATCGAAAACCCCTACCTCGTATCGCATTTTCACACTAACCCACTCAAGCCACCGATATTCTCTATTCAATAGCACTGGCCTGAAAGCAAACCAGGAAACTACCTTCTCATCTCCGATTCGTGGCGGGGGCGGATCCACCCATCTCATACCAACACCTCCACATCTAAGGTTCGATTGAGGCGATGCATCCGAGTGGTGTTAAAGTAGTGGGGCTCGAAAGCCAGTAATGATTCGGCAATCTTCTCAGTGAATTGAAGTTTCACCTGATCGATAGCGTTTAGGCAATTCATGTAGCTACCGAACGTAATCAGTAGCTTGCTTGCTCCCACCTCACCGATACCCGCTGCGCCAGGAATGTCGTTGCGTCCAACCAGCGACAACCAGTCCACCCACATGCTAGGCTCAACTGAGTATCGCTTAGTAAGACTGTCTCGATTGAAGAACTCACCCTTCCAGTACATGTTGAACTGCGGGCTAAGTATTTGGTACATGTCCTTGTCTTGGCAGATACCGACACACTTATCGCCAGCCAATGCATAAGATGAAGCCAGTGATGCTATGACATCGTCTGCCTCATATCCTTCAATCAAGTACCGCTTGGCCTGTCTCTTATCGAGTGCCTCACGCAATCGCTCCATGAATCCCAGAAAGCCCTTCTCTGGCTCCTGTCGCTTCTCCTTCCATCTTGGATCAGCCGCATACCTCCAGCCACCCGTCTCGTTCTCGTCAACGTACAGAATCAATCCAGGGTCACGAAACTTTGCTTTCATCGCATTCACGATCGTCGCGAACTCTTGGGCTGGATCTGTCGTACGCGCACGACTGTAGGCAAGGTGAGCGATTGCTTTAAGGTCGACGAGCAATATCACCCTAGCTGGCTTCCCATCTCGCAGGTCATTCAGTCTCTTGAGGTATGCAGGATTGCAACCTTTGAGGAACCATGCTTGCTGCGAGAAGTAAATCAAGTTGCGGGCCAGACTCACCAGCGACGGAATATCATGACACGCAAGCAACCCATCTCGAAACTCTTTGATCTGACCTGCCTGCCAATCATTAACTTTGCTCTGCGTCATAAATACTCCTTAGCGATGATGATGGTACGTCTCTAACCTTCCTACTCCATGTGGCTTCATCCTTTGGCATTCGCAGTAAACCCTCTGGTGGTTGATAGCCATACTGCCGGTAGAAAGCTCCCTTGAGTTGATTGAAGTTCATAGCGCGAGAACTCTGGGAGTTTCTGCTACGGAAATACAGACCATCCCATCGTGTCTGATCTGCGGAGTTTGGCGCTCGAACCTTAGGCGCCTTCACATTGGGGCCAGT